TGAAGGCCCCACTTGTCCAGTCGGCATAGGTTAAATCGTCGTCCGATTCCTGAATCTTCGCGTCAACTGTCGCACCCGCCCCGTTCGTCCCGGAGTTGAGATAGCAGACGGCCTCGTGACCGAGAACATCAACCCCCGTCCCGATGAGGTAATAGCCCGTTGCAAAAGTGGGGTTGGCCGCCCCCTGGTCCGCCGTATCAGTTCCATTTGTCAGGACTTCCCCCAGGGTGAAGGCCCCTGACCGGTCACGGACATAATAGGTCTTCGTCGTGAGGACGGTCACGATGACACAGGTTTCCCCGCTCGATACCCCCGTGATGGTATCCCCGGCAGACCATCCCGCACCACCAGGAGCCACGTCCAGCGTCATCAGCTCATGCACCCCATGAGACCCGGGAGCAATGGACTGATAAGCGGTCAGGTTGTCCTCAATGGTCCCGGAATCGAGGCGAAGCTGCATCTTTGCCTCTGCCAGGGAAATGGGTTCGATTGTCGGCGCGGCGTATTGGACGATTCTCACTTTTTCTTCTTCCTCTTGGCCTTCCGCTTCTGCCGTTTAAGCCTCTTGGCCTCCTGCATCTGTCGCAGGGTTCCCGTCTTCGCCATTCGTTAAACCGCCAGATACCCGCCAGGAACAACGGGAGTCCATCGGCACTTGACCGTGCAGACCGTCGCTGCGTCAGACGCTCCCCCGGCAATCGTGAGTTCAATCAGTTTCGTCGCCGGCAAATAGAACGGAGTCGAATAGGAGAAAGAAGCGTTGGCCGTCAGGTTCGCCTTCGCTCCGGCGGTAGAACTGAGCAGGGTGATGACTGTCGTCGTGTCCGTCTGGACGCTGATGGAGGTTATGTTCACATCATCGGCGCAGTTGACATTCGGAAGGGTGAGGGTGAACGCCTCGACATAGACATCGGATGTCGTGGCGGTATAGAGCGTGTAATCTCCCGCTACCTGGTTGAGGTCGATTGTGGTTGGAGTGACGAAGGACTTTACGGACTGACTGAGCCAGTTCGTGCCGTCATAGGTCTTGAACAGGATATTCGTGTCATATTCCCAGAAGTACGATCCCGCCGGGACGCTTGTCGGTTTCGTGTCCGTTGACAGGCCCGTGAACCGCTTGATAGTCGTTTCGTATTTGACCGCCATGACTTCCTCCTAATATCTGGAAGTGGAGGGGGGTGGGTCACACCCCCGTCCTGCTAGAATGAGCTTCCTTACAGGGCCGCCTTCGCATAGGCCCCATCCGAATAGGGAATGTAATGGAGAATCCCTCGGAAGGTTCCGCTTGCCTGATCCGCAGCCCCAGCAAGAACACCGATGGTCCCGACGAAGTTATGACCGCCAAGGATGTGAGGCGTGACGCAACTCACATCAGACAGCCCGGCAGAGTCGGTTAGAATGGCTGCCGTAGCAACCACGCCGCCGACGTGGACAATCCGCTGACCCTGGCCGAGGGCAGAAATACTCGCACAGGCCGCGCCCATGGGATTCAGGGCAATCGTCGGGGTCGTGAATGTGGTGTTGAACTGAAGGGTGGTTGCATTAGCAGAAGCCGCCGTAATCAGCTCAATGTAGAGCTGAACCACGAGAATCCGCCCATACACGTTGAAAAGCTCGGTCTGGGCTGCGCTCGCCCCGAGCAGATATGTCGCATTCGCAAGAGTGCTGGTTTCAACCCGCAGCCCTCCGGCGATATATCCGATCATCGACTGAGTTGATGGGTTAAAGTTCGGCATTGTATCCTCCTTGAAGGGGGGGGCGGCCCCGGAAGACCGCCCCGGTTAAATGTTAGGCCACCGCCGTCGGGGGAGCCTGGGATTTGTAACGCGCCCGGTCGAGGATATAGACGACGCTGGCAATATTGCCCGCGTCTCCTGTCGCGGCAAAGTCCGCCTGAATCCAGTTGTAGCCATTCGGAATAATGGCCGCCGGAATGTAGAACCACCACAGGCAGTTATTCCCCGCCGTCTCGCCGTCAAGGGAGTGGGAGGCGGCAGCGGTCAGGGCCGTGATCGCATCGCTGGTCTGGGCGGTGATGTTCTTCCATCCGCCGAAGGTCGAAGAAATGGTCGTCGCGCCCGCGATGGCAAGCGCAGAGGTCGTTCCATAATTCACGACCAAGGTGAGCTGGTTTGCATCCACCGCGTAATCTTCGTGGACGACGATCCACACGCCATCCGCGTAAGCGACATTGACCGCATCGCAGGTCGTCCCGATAGCATTGGACGCGGCGGGCTCATGGGCCTCGATATAAGGGAATGTTTCAGGTGAGAATCTCATTGCTCTTTACCTCCTTAGGATCTGGTCGCCAGGGCGACGAAATGCGACTGGGTATAATTCGCCCCGCCCTTGTACGGCGTGAGGGCCGAAGCGCGAACCGGCTGACCGTCAACCCGCATGACGAAACGGAAGACCGACTCGTCATAGACGAACTGAACGTGGATGCTCATGTCAGACTGAATCGAGCCCTTCTCGGCGAGGATGTATCCGCGCTGTTCGGCCAGAATGATGTCGCCCACGGTCCCGAGGGTGGCGCATTGCTCAATGGCAATGACCGGACGACCGAACAGCGTCCCGTAGGGCTGACCGGAGAGGCCGCCAGCGGGCATATAGATGGGAACTCCGCCCGTTCCAACAGCGAGGGACATGGTGAAAAGCTGCGGCTCGATGTTCTGGTTGATGAGCCATACGGCATTCGGGCGAGACTGCGCGAAAAGCCGAGACCACATCTTGATCACGTTTTCCGCAACCACCGTAGCCGCTTTCTGGCCCGTTTCTGCCGCCTGAGAAACCAGACACCCGGAATTGAGAATCCCGAGGGGCTGCCCGGCACCCGTGCCATTTACAATCGCATCATCCAGGAGGAACCCGAACTCGGCGACAAACGCCTGCCGGATAAACGCTTCCAGGGCGGCAGCGTCCTGAAGGAGTTCATCGGTGGCGTAGCAAAGGCCGATCAGCTTCTTGAGGTTCAATTCGATCTGACGGAACTTGGGTTTGCTGGCCGTCTTTTGGGCCGCCTCGTCCTTCCAGTAACCGACGATTCCACCGCTCCGAGTAGAGGCACGGGAGGTCTCGTCAACCCCGTTGATCTTCATGGAGTTGGCATTGCCGGAGATCTGAATCCGCCGACAGCGGGGAGCCAGAATGCCGGTCTTGAAAACCTCCTGGAGAAGTTCGCTGGAAAAGTCGGACTGAACCAGGAATCCACCGTCCGAGGGGGTCGTCTCATTGAGACCCGTGGCATTGTAGAGCCGGGGATCAACGTGACCACCGGGCTGACCGGCCCGCATGACGGCGAACATCTGCTCGCCAACCGTTTTAAACCGCTCTTTGTCCTTCACCTCGATCCCGGACCCGGCGAGGTCTTTCTTTTTTTCCACCGTCTGGGGACGGGGGGCCTCATTGAGGGAAGCGTGAAGGCTTTCGCTCTCTTCCAGTGTCTTCACCATGTCTGACAGGTTAGCGATCTCCGCGTTTACCTCTTTCATGTAGGCCACCTCGTCAGAAGTGAGGTTACGGTTTTCGGCGGTGGCCTTCGCCTTCAGGTCGTCAACCCTTTTCATAAGGGCCTTGATATCCTCACGATATTGACTTATCGTCTTCATTTCATGCCTCCATAGGTTTTGATTGAAAGAACTTCTCGCCTTTCAACAGCAGGGTGAACGTCGGGTCATTCAGCCTCGGCGGTGCAGCGTCCCGTTGCACTTCCGGGGGCGGGTCAAGGTCTGGCGGATCAACGTCCCGTTGATCTTCCTGGAACCCCTCCGCAAGGATGGCCTTTGCTCGGCACTGAGAAAAGCCCACGTCCCGTAAGGCTTTCTCAGCATCCCTTGCCGTTGGTGCCGCCTTCCGCTCTTTCAGGTCGTCCGGCACGTTTGCGAATGCAGACAGGTCAAAAAGAACCGCCTGCGCCTTTTCCGTCTTTTGCTCGTAAATATGATCAATAAACCCGGCATCGAGGGCCTCTTGAGCCGAAAACCACGTTTCGGCGGCCATCAGATCAAGGATTTCAGCCTCGTCCTTGCCGGACTTGTCTATGAAAGCCTTCGCAATCACCCCCCCGACCTTTTCGAGAAGGTCGGCTTCGTCCCTCATGTCCTGGGCGGTGCCGATGACGATTGACCAAGGGTCGTGGATCATCAGAAAGGCGTTCTCCGCCATCCTGACTTCATCCGCAGCCATGACGATCACGGACGCGATAGAGGCCGCGAGACCGTCAATGTGGGCGATAACCTTGGATTTGTGCTGCTTGATGGCGTTAAAAATGGCCGTTCCGTCGAAAACGGACCCCCCGGGGGAGTTCACCCGAATGTTAATTGTCTTGGATGTAATGGCGTTCAGATCTTTGACGAATTTCTCGGCCTGAATCCCGAGCCAGGAGATCTCATCGTAGAGATAGACGGTGGACTCTTCCGCCTTGTTCTCAATCTTGTAATTCCCTCGGGTTCGGGGTTTGAAAAGGCTGCGGTTTGTGACTCTCATCGTTTTTCACCTCCGTATTTCTCTCCCCGAATGTCTCCAACCGTTATCGTTTCCGGCGGCCGGATGGCCCCGTAATACCTGTTCTCCTGACCGTTCCCGGGTTCCTGTTTCGGCGCGGCCCCCTTCGCCAGGAATTCATCGATCTTGCTCAAGGGAATCATGTTGTTGACGGGGATAAACAGCTCGTCGGCGTAGGGGTTCGGGTTCGGATCCCAGTCCTCCTTCTCCCGAATTTCGTTCATCGAGATGGCCCCGATGCCGAACATGATCCGATAATACTCAGCCCGGTCCCTCTGATTCCCCCGCAAGAGCCCGTCAACGTTGTGGCGGGTGTAAATCCTCTGGCCGAACTGCTCATCGTCGGTAAGAAGTTGAAGGTTGTAATTCTGCTCCAACCTGATCAGCCACGGCAGGATTGAATCGGTGACAAACGATATCTGCTCCGATTCGATATTATTAAACGAGGACCGGGTCAGGTCTTTCAGTTTGTGCGGCGGGAGGTTGTACCAGCGGGCCACTTCGGGAATCTGGAACTGACGGGACTCGAGGAACTGGGAATCTTCAGGCGGAATGCCGATCTTTTCAATGGTCATCCCCTCTTCCAGGAGCATGAGGCGATGAGACCGACCAAGGCCGCTGTAAGTCTCTGTCAGGGATTTTTTAAGGTTTTCGTGCCCCTGCGCCGAAAGTGCGGTGGGATGCTGGACCACGACCCCCGGATGAGTTCCGTTCCCGAAGTAGAGACTGCCGAAGGTCTCCATGGCCATGCTAAGGCCGAGGCTCTTCCGGGCCATGGCAATGACCGAATACCCCATGAATCCGTCGAATCCGAGGCCCGGAATGTGTAAAATGCGCTCTCGCGTGAATGGGATTTCCTCGTTGTCGACCCGAATCTGGTAAATCGGCACCCCTTCGACCATCTCCATTCGAACGCGGTTCGGGCCGATGGGCCAAAGCTCCACCACCTCCCCCATCCGGTTCCTGACGATCTCGGCGTAGCAGTTCCCCCATGTCAGGATGTGGGCGGCCATGACTTCCCGACCCACCTGGGCGGTCATATAGGGGTTGAAGCGGTCATGGAGGACGCGAAAAAGCCGCTTTTCCGTGACCATCTTGGTCTTTCTGTCGTCTTTTCGGAGCACGTGGAGGGGAAGGGTCGATATTGTCCCGGAGATGAGGGTGACGGCGTTCCACACGGCGGAGTAGGTCAAGGCCGTCTGCTCCGTCACGGTCTCGCCCGACAGGGACCGGGAGCCTACAAGGTTCCAAAGTGACGGATTCCAGGCTTTTTCATCCGTCAGGGACAGGTTTTTAACCCGATTCTGGATTCTGGCGACGATTCCCACGCTATTTCTCCACCGGCCCCGTCGAGAGGGCTATCAGCATGACGATCACCCCGCAGGCGACAAAGGAAACCCACGGCGCAATCCCGATATAGAGGCCATAACCGAACAGACCGAGGCCCCCGAAAAGCAAAAAATCCCGAAAATCAGGCTTCATGGCCTGACTCCCGGGACTCAAATTTTCCAAACCGGAATTTTCTCACCGCATCCTGTTCACTCAACGTTGAACTTACGGTGAGATTGTGGCATGATTAAAGATTTATGTCTTTACACTGGTTTCCTCTGGTTTCCGCTGTTTTCCGCCTTTTTTATTCGTCTTCGACGGGACGGCCCATTTTTACGAGGGATGACCGATGGACCCGGATCACGTTCCGGGCAATCTTGACGGCGGTGATTTTCCCGTCATAGATCCAGTTTCGGACAGTCCTCACCGTGACGGAGTAATATCTCGCCACTTCATCAGGCCTCAGCAGTTCCCTTTTTGGCAGTTCTGTCAATTGTTCCCCCCTGTTTTTTGTTACTTCAAAACAGCCTTGCACTCCATGCACACCAGAACCGGCTGCTGTGCCGTCAGCTCCTTACCAACTGGATTCCCCGGCGCAAAAGGCGATATGGCGTAAACCCTGATTGCCGGGATGAACAAATCACACCCGCATTCACACTTTTTCGGGGCGGCACCATCAAGCATCTCCTGCGTTATCGGGATCTGCTCTCCCGGGCGGAGGGCGCAGGCCTTGAGCCCCTGTTCCATTCTGCGTTTTGCTTCTCCCATTTCATTCTCTCCTTTCAGTAAGCCATTCTTTGTTTGATCTCATCGATGGTGAGGCCGTCGTAGGCGGAAATAGCGGGACCCTCCGCCATGTCCCGGCTCTTCAGTCCCATCGCCATCGCCAGGGCCACGGCCCCATCAATCCTGAACCTCGTTTTGCTCTTGTCGATCTTCCGGTTGCCTGCCGGGTCATCCACCCCCATGGCATTTGAGATATTCCAGACCATGATGGGATGACCGTCATGTATCAACTTCCTCTCAAGGATTGACACCTCCATGGCATCAATGGCAGGCCCCATGTCCTTGAATCCCTGCCCCCATGGGACCAACCGCAAAGCACCGGCACGGGGCTTGTCCTTCCCGTCAACGTAAGCATCGAACCCGATCCGGCCCATCGCATTAAGAAGATCGTCAA